ATATCAGCTCTTTCAGCCTCAATATTTTTATCATTTGAAGGTGGATCTATACTCTCATCTACTGATAACTCTACTGAAAAATCATTTATTGTTGGAGTGTATTTTACTGTTACATTTTTTGTATCTAATTTCTCATAATCTTTTGTTGCTTCTTGCATACTTATAGGAATAAATAATTCCTTTTGCATTGTATCAAATAGCTCCACAACACCCTCTACATATTTTTTTAACCCCTCTATAGTTGTTCCATCAGGAATTCTAAAATCTATTTGTTCTTTTGTATAAACTCCTCTTTTTATTTTTTTTATTTTAAAGTATTTTTTAAATTCATCTTTAATTGTCATATTGCCATCTTTATCAATATTGACAAATCGACTTCTGTTTTGTCTTAATGTTTCTCCTAATATATCTGTTTTGGTATTTGTTACAAGATAAAAGTTAGAAATATATCCTTTTTTATCACTTGTTACTTGATCTAAAATACCCCATTCTCCAAAAGTTTCATTTTTTATCTTTTCAACAAAACCCTCATTCATATTAGTATCAAAATATACAAAGGTATCTCTTCCTTCTAATTTTTTTCCATCTTTATAAACTTCAATATATATCCTTTGATTAAAATTTCCCTTTTTCTTATCTCCTGTTCTTTCAAACAAAGGTTCTGTCTTATCATTTTCCTTTATTTGAAAAGTAATACCTGAACCACTTTTATTAAATTCATTTATCATCATCAAATAATCATCTAATGATTTAGGATTATCATTTACTGTATCTTTGACATTATTGATAAAAGTTTTTGCTAAAGTTTCTCGGCTTATTGTTGCACTTCCTACTACTTCTCCAGATTTTTTACTCTTAGCTTTATGAAATAATTCTATCTGTTTTGGATTAAATGTATTTCTGAAATGAGTACCTGTATGTAATATAAATAAAACTTTTCCTTCATATTCAGCATATAAAACAATTTTCTTATTACGAACAGCTTTCTTTAATTGTAATTTAACATTTTTCCCTTCATCTAATTTAGCAATAAGATTTAATACTAAATTAGCTTTTTCTATTTCTCTTGTTCTTTGTTTTCTTTTATCAAATTTAATTTTCCCATTTACTAATCTAAAATGATTATTTACAAAAACAGGAGAAATATTTTTAACAGGATCATTCACGAAAATATCTGTATATAAGTTGCTATCTACAATAGTAACATCATCAGATAAAACTTCTATTGGATTATTTAAACTTAAATCATCAAGTTTTAATAGTTTTAATTTGTTATCATTAGTCTTTCCAACTACATAATAAATTTCTCCTTTATAATTTACTACATCATATTTTACAAAGCCTGAATCATCACTATTATCTGAAGGTTTAGGATTGCTTTTTTTATTTACTTCCTTTGCATTTGGATCTAAATATTTTTGTTCTGGATTAATAGATTGTATATATTCATTTAAAGCAGTATTTTTATCAAGAGTATCAATATCTAAATCTTCAACTAATACTACAGGAATATCACTTTTTTTAGCCACTTGATTAGAAGACCCTATACCTTTTATCTGTGGTAAAGCTAAATATCCATCTCCTTTTGAATTTGTTTTTAATCGTCCTATAGCTGTAACAAGGTTTTTTATTTGAAATTTATTCATTGAACCTTTATCAACAGTATCTTTTCCTATTTTATTAAAATCTCCATTATCTTTATATTCAAAAGCAATATACACATTATCATATTCTTGTCCTTGAATAGAATTGGAGTCTTCTTTATTTACTTCTAACCCTTTTGCATCTGTTAAAATATATTTTACTCTATCTGCTAATTCAGGATTTTCTTTTTTAAATGCATCAGCTTCTGCTTTTAATGCAAAAACTAAAGCAGAACTCCCATTATTCTTACTATTCTTAAATTCAGTTATTACATCTTCAGCTGTTTTTTTAAATTCTATACCACTCTTTCTACCTTCTGCATCTTTAAAATAAGAAAGATTATCCATTGTTCCTTTAAGTATAACATTAGATATTTCTGTTCCTGTTTTAATTTTTCTTATGGCATTAGAAAGTGTTTCGAGTAATTGGAATTGTTCTATATTATTACTTCGATGTTTTGTCGTAATAGAAGGAACATTATATGCTCCTCTTGAAAATTCTACTCCCATTACATCATATTCCAATATACCTTTTTTATTTGTTGAAAGATAAGAAGATTGTGTTGAATCTCCTAATCCTATAATAACTACATTTTCATTTCTTAATTGTCCTAATTTATCTATCTGCTCTCTTGACAGTTTTGCAGCTTCATCAAGGATAAGAACAACTTGATTATCTTCTTTTGCTTTGAACTTTATTTCAGCTAATGTTTTATCTGAAAGTAAACTTTTATGATCGTATCCTGCTACATCTGCTTGTTCAGTATTAGCTTTTACTATATTGTTTAATGTATCGCTAATTTGTCCTGGAGCAGTAGTTGCAAACTCAACATTTGTATTTCCTTCAAAAAACTTAACAAGCATAGGAACTACCATTTGAGTTTTCCCACTACCACTATATCCGCTTATTAACAGTTTTGCTACATTGTTAGCTAAATATTGAGGATTACTATCAAAATTTTCATCACTAAATAAATAAACATATTCTATATCTGTAACAGCACTAGGACCAAAATCAGAAATAGGAGTTTTTTGTCCTATAAATTTTCCTTTTGATTTAATAAAAGCTATACCTGCTGCTATTAAATTTTCTTGCTCTATAGTCCAAATATGTTGAACGTTTCCATTACCTTGTGAAATATTCTTAGCCTCTTTTTTTTTGAATTTATTAAACTCATTCATGTCAAGATTTAATATTGTATTCAAATGAGTTTCTATTTGCATATAAGAAAAACTTGATCTTGTAGGGTTATCATCATAAATTAATGATTCTTGTGAATTAATCAATTCATTCTCTTCAGCGAAATAAGTATTGCTATTACCAGAGTTATATAAACTACCTTCAAGATTTCCAAGCTTAGCATCACAATTTACTAAAAAAGCTTCCATAGCTTCTGTAAAAAAAGCCTTTTTTAGATCTATATTTTCTTTAACAACAGTTCCTTGTTCGTTTGTAAAAGACATTTCTTCAATACCGAACTCACTATACGCTTTATATAATAAAGATTCTACTTCTATAATAGCTTCTTTAGTTTTTCTTTCCAGTTCTAATATATTTTCATCATTATAAAGTAAAGAACTTTGTCCTTCTTCTGACAAATCCTCTACCTTTTTATATTCAGCTTTTAATTCCTCTAATAAAGGAAATATTTTATTATTTATAAGTCCTGTTCCAGGATCAAATAATAAGTCAAATAAATTTTTACCATCAGGGAAAGTAATACTTTTTAGTTTTTGAACTATAGTTTCTTTTGATGCATTTACTTTGCTCATTTCAGAAACTTCTCCATTATCAGAAATATTAGAAAACCAACTTTGTAACTCCCTCAACATATCTCCTCTGTTAATAGTATTAACATGTCGTTTTTTTGTTTCCTTTTCTGCTCTTTGAGATGCAGTTGCATTATAATTTTCTTTAAAAGTATCAAAAGATTCTTGTAAGTTTTTTAATTCTTCATTAATAGCTTTTATAGTTTCTTCATTTATTACTCTACCAACTTCACTTAAAGTTTCTCCTTCTACTTTATCTTGCAACATATCAGACATTAATTGATTATATGAAATCTCATCAAGGAAATTCTCTTCATCTTTACTTAATTCCCCTTTTTTCATAACATTCATAATATCATTAAACATTGACATTTGTTGATATTGAATAATTACATTTTCCGCACTCTGTATGTGTCTAGGAATACTTGGATTATTAAGATCTATTTCTTCTTGAAAAGCTTTTAATACATCAAATCCTAATACTTTCATTAAGAAATTAGCATCATCTTGTACTGTATAACCGGATTCTATTTCTTTTATCTTATTTGTTTCTCCTGTTAAACTTGTTATTCTTCCCATTTCTTCAGACATGGCTAACTCCATATTCCCCTCATTAATTAATCTTTCTTGTAATTTATTCGCAAGCTTATTTAACTCTAATACATATCCTGCATCTTCTTTATTAATACCAGTCTCTATTAAAGACTTTTCTTTATTAATAGAGGTTAATGCTCTCTCTATCTGTTTAAGTCCTTCTAATGTTATCGTTTTATTGATAGAACCTATTCCTTTATTTATGTCTTCTCCAAAAAGTTCCTTTAAACTCTCTCTAACGCTTCCTAATGGCTCTTGTGATTTTTCTCGTCTTTCTGCTCTATCTTTTAAAACAGAACGTCTATTCTCTTCTCTTAACGGTTGAGCGATTTGTATTACAGCATTCATCCTCCCATAAGTCATTTCATCCATTGGGATAGACGCCTCATATTTATTATTGAATTTCTTTTTAAAAATATCAAGTCTTAATGCATCAATATATTTACGTGAAAATTTTTCTCCAGGTCTTTTCTCTAAATACCCATTTACTCTTTCTTGTAATCCTACAATAGAACTTTCATGCTTATCTCCTAATTTAAGTTTTAAATAGTTAGCCCTAATTCCCAGTAATCTATTATACAATAAATGAATATTTTCTCCAATTTCTTCTTTTACTTTTGCCGTTGTTTCAGGAGTTATCTCCCCATTCTTTAAAGAATACTTTTCTTCCATTTCTTGTAACTCTTTAGAAGAACCATTCAACAAATCATTTTTTTGTACTTCTAATGCAGCTTTTTCTTGTTCGTTTAATTTAGTATCTTTTAATTGTTCTTCTATTTCTTTTACTTGGTCCTGTACGTTTCTTAACTCTACAAAATGTGTCCAATAATCTTTTGCCATTTGTTCTTTACCAACAAAATTCTCTAAAGAATTAACATCTGCAATTCCCGATTCTTTTATCATTTCAGCTATAATATCTATCTGTTGTATTTGTAATTGATAATTAATATCATTTTGATTGCTTAAAGGAGTACCGGCTTCTAATCCCTCTATATTTTCTGCTGCTACTACAGAAGTACCACCTTCTTCATTAGTAATTAGCATATTATTGAAATCCTTATCATTCCTTCCTTGTTGCCCTTTTTGCCATAAATCTTTATGCATCTTTTTTAATTGTGCTGCTTGGGCATCTATCCCTTCTGCTCCATTTTTAATTAAATGATCTACAATAGCATCTACTCCATAATCCATTGATTTAGTCTTGGCATTTGCTCCAAATAATCCACCAACAATAAAGCTTATTTTTGCTACTTCTTTTGTTCTCTCCCACCATTCTCTACTACCCCATAAAGAAGGAACAGAAATCCACGTATTTGTCATATCAACACCAAACTTACCCATACCAGGAACAGCATATTCTTCAGCCCATCTCTTATCATAAATACCTTTTGTAATATCAATATAATGCTCTTCCAGATTTTCTTGTATCATCTCTCCACTACCTGCTCGTAATGTATTATATACAAATGCTCCAACTTTATAATTTTGTGCTTGTCTTACAAGATCAGGAGCATTTTTCATAAATGCAACAGATTGATGTTTAAGGTTATTTAATGTAATTCGTTTTATAGCTTCATGTTTTGAACCCTTATAAAGCATCTTCTCTGATAATTTTGCAATTTGCTTTACATTGTTTTTTATTGCCCTATCAACTCCAAACTTGGAAGGTAAAAATGCTTTTAAATATCTTGGAGTAGCAAATAACCATTCTGCTGCCATAATAGAAGGAGAAGCAGTAATCATTACACTACTTAAATCTCTATCTGTTAACCCTGATTCTTTCCCTTCTTTCCATACTCCGGCTAATTCAGCCTGTGTACCCATATAAGTCATTGTACCTCTTGCTAAGTTGTGCTTAACCTTAATACTTTTATTAACCATTTTAGGAATATTCTTAACTACTTGCGTTCCTTTACTGGAAGCTTTAGATACAACCTTTGTTCCTTTTGTTAACCTAGATATAATACTAGGTGCTTTTTGAACCATCTTGGTAGATGCAGGTATAAGTTTTGTTACTGCTCCTGCTCCTATTATCATAGGTAACATAAATCCAATACCATCTCCTAAATCTCCCCAAAAATATTTATCGCCAAAAGATCCACTGTCTTCAAGAACTCCTTCTTGCTTTGCAGCAGCAGGCTTATATTTCATTTGTTCTGTTAGCGTTACTAAAGAACTAAACATTGCACTTTGCATAGTACCAGTACTTTCTTTATATTCCCAATTACCAGTCTTTTCATTTAATCGCATAAATTTCGCATCATCAAAAGAAAAAGGCATATATCTTGTTTCTCCTGAATTATTATGAAAATACTGTTTGGCAATTTCTTCTCCACTTAATAATTGCTGATATTCTTCAGGACTAAATTCATAAGCATTTTGCAACTTATCTACATTTAATGGAGCACCAATAGGAGCTTGCCCCATTGTTCTTTCTGCCATCCATGCAAATGAATTTAAAGTACCTGCAATAGCACCATTGAATAAACCACCAAAAAAATGAGAGAGCCCATCACCTCCATATCTTTCATTTGATCCAAACCATGAATATATAGTTTCTGCCTCTGTGCGATTTTTACCTATCAGTAATTTTTCCCACATAGGTTCAATATTCCCATTCTTATCTTCCCTATATTTTAATACTAATGGAGTAACTGGATTAACCTTATCTTGCCATGTTATTTTCTTTAATTTCCACTCTCCTGTTTCTTCATTAAAATCTCTATAATAGCCCTTTTTAGTAGCTATTTTTTCATCAGTGTCTAATCTATGATATTGAGGAAAACGTGTTGTAGGATTTAAAAAATTGGTTTCTTGGGCTATTCCTGAATTTTGTAATACAGTTCTTGTTGGGTCTTTAAACCCCCAAAGTTTACCAAGTTTATATGTAGTAGTTTGTTTTAAATCATCATAATTGATACTATTATAATAATCCACTTCACTATTAGCAGATTTATACATTTTATCAAAATCTTGCTCATTAAACTCCCCTGTATTTGGATCTGTAAAATTTTGACCATAAACGCTTTTAACTTGATCATAAGATTCAAGTCTTAATTTAGTACCATTTTCTGCTACCTTTATAGGATCTACACCTTGTGAAATTAATTCAAAATAACCATTGCCGGAAACAGGACGACCTTCGTTTTCTGTTCTTTGTTGTACTGCTCCTTGTAATCCTTCGTTTTTTATTTGTTTTCCCATTTTTTTTGTTTTATTGTTCTAATTCCATTCCTGTGTGAAATGCACCAGTTTCTTTTGCTATTGTTCCTTCTGCTTTATTTAGATTGTCTAATGCTGTTGGATTTAATCCAATCCATACTTCTTGTTGATAATCATCAGGATTAACCCCAAAACTGTTCCTTAATGTTCCTTCTATATATTTTCTGCCTTTCCCTGCCATTTGAACACCTTCTAAGCCTAATCCATGTTCTGTCAACGCATATAAAGCATCTTCGGCAAATCTAACATTTGCAGCTGTATAATAATTACTAGAGTATTGTTCATATCCCTCTTGCTTATTTATATATTTTCTTGTTGGATCTGGAATAGACATTCCCCTTGCATTAAAATTTTCCACAAAAATACCATCTCCTAATTTATAATCCAAAGGTACAGTTTTTCCTTTATATTTAATAGTATTTTCCCATACATTAATTTCCATAAGATTAGATTCTGTACCTATAAAAATAGTTCCACCTTCTGGGACAAATTCTGTTATAGAAGTTTTAGATTGTTCAAAATTCACTCCATCTTTTTCAACCTTTTCTTTAGTAATCATAGAGTTCCATAGATTGACATTTTGTCTTGAATTATTACCAACTGTAACATCTAAATTAGATATTTGACTTCCTGCAAAACCTTCTCTTCTGTTTTTAGTATGTATTTTTACATTCTTTTTTATTCCCATATCTTCTACTATCTTTTGAGCATTAGAAACTGTAGTACTAAGAGCTTCTTCTTTAGAAAATGTTCCACCCGATCCTCCGACTTGTCCTCCAAAACTTACACTAGAAGATGTATCTACTGCTCTCCTTGGCTCAATCTCTGCTGCCAATTTACCCGATATAAAATCTTGCATACTTCCTTTAGACTCTGTAGTATTTTTATATTTATAATATTCGTTATATAAGTCTTTACTTTCTTCTGCATTTAATGATGTTACAAACCAATCTGCTGCTGCATTTAAAGCTGCATTATTTGATCTACCTGAATTTTTATAACTAACTAAATAACTTTGTCCTTCACTAATACCATCAACATCTCCTGCTATACCACCTTTTTGCATACCAAACCCTCCTGCTGAAGAACCTCTAAATGCACTAGCAGCACCATTGATATAATTTTCTAATGCTGTAGTAAATGTTCCTGCTTTATAAGGAGTTATTACTTGTGGTACTACTGGCTTATATCCATTCTCTGTTTTTTCAATAAGAGGTAATGCTTCTTGTGCATTAATATATTGTCCATAAGTTAAATATGGATTTTCTTCCCCCTGAAAAGGTCTTAATCCATTAGCATCTTGGATTAATAATTGACCTCCTTGTTCCATTATTGCTTCTTCTTGACCTTGTACCCCAAACTTAATTCCACCTTCTGGAGTATTATACAAAAATCTCATTTTATTCTCTTCATCTAATACATAAGAATCTTGTGCTTTTTTTTGACTAACTTCTTCTTTATATTTTACTTGGGACATTTTATTGGACTTTAATAAATCAGTTCCTGTTTTATATGCTCCTGCCATAGAATTTAATTCTTGTAAATTACCCATAGCATTAGACCATCTTTCATCTTCTTGTGCCTTTTTTAAATCTCCACCATATTCTTTTAATACAGTTTCTAATTGACTACCTACATTTGATAATTGTTGATTTAATCCTACATATAATTCTCGTGATTCTATTGTTTGTTGATTTAATCCAACGCCTTTAGGTTCTTTTAAACCTAATCCGTCCATCATACCTCTTCCTGCATATTGTTTAGCAAGCATTGTCGTTGCCATTGGATCTGAAAATTGAGGAGTAGGACTAGATTGATATCCTAAATAAAAACCTTGTCCTCCTTTTAATCCACTACCAAATATTCCCATAATTATATTTTTTATTAATTATTATTCTGTTACATCAGTTGTAGTATTACTTGCATCTTCTTCGAAATTACCACCTCCTCCTCTTAAAATAGCATTAATTTGAGCAGTACTATATCCCTTTCTAATTAAATCTTGAACTTGCTCAAAATAATTAGCTTTATTTTCTTGCTCTAACATAGCACCTTCTGCTCCAAATAAACTTCCTGTAACATTACTTAATGCTTGTGATGCTAATTGACTTCTCATTCTATTATCTTCTGCTATTACTTGTCCAGTTTTCCATTGATTCATCTCTTGTGCCATTGCATTTTTATTGGCAACATCAGCTGTAGAAGCTGCTTGTTTATTAATAATATCAGTTTCAAGTTTCGCTAAATTACCCATCGCTTTATCCTCTGCTGATAAAGTATTAGCCACAGCCCCTAATCCCATCCTAGGCATTCCATACTTCATAGCAATATCTCTGGATGTACTATAAGATGATCCAGTACGCTCTGCAATATCACGCATCATATCATCTCTATTAAACTTAAATTCCGGTGCTTGTAAAAATGCAGAATCAGGAGTTTCAGGTGGCCTTGCTGTCGTATTTTGAATAAAAGACATAGCATGTAATCCTCCCTCTGTTAATCCTTTTCTTTGATAATAATCTTGAATATCATCCATATATTGTTTATCTTGTTCAAGATAATCTTCCATAGTTTTTTCTTTATTATCTTCTTCTTCATTGTTTTTAAATAAGTCAAATAATCCCATAATAATATTTTTTAACGTGGTTTATATTTATCTAATTCCTTTGTTAACTTGGAATAAGTTTCATCTATTGATAAATCATTTTCTAATAAATCATCTTCTAAATCATCTCCATAGCCAGTAACATCAAAAAACCTGTTTCCACTACCTTTATCTCCAAACATAGATTTAACATTCCCAAATAAACTACTCCCTGCTTCTCCTAATTTATCAAATGCACCCATTCCTCCTGCTACACTTACAGCAGTATCTACTAGAGGTAAAACCTTAGATATTGGATCACTTAATTCTACCTTTCTTTCAGATCTAACTTCTTTATCAAAATCCTCTTGACGATAACTATCAAAAGGATTAGGTGCTTGATAACTACTAAAAGATTTCATTCTTTCAGCCGGATCTGGAGCAACAGCATCTCCTACCATTCCTCCTAATGTATATCCTAATTGTGGTTGTCCTATTAAAGTACCGGCAGCAGCACCTATTAATCTGCCACCACCCTTAGTTAATGTTCTTCCTGTATTTGCTCCAAATAATGCCATATTGTTATGATTTTGATTATCATTAACTTATCTATGCCTTTGTGTCAATATAATTAGTAATAATATTTTTAACAAAGGTATAATTATTTTGATCGTATGTCAAATTTATTTTCAACCATGTACCTTTCATTGAAGAATCTTGAAAAAATTCTGTGCTATCTGCATCATTCTTAACGCTTAACGGAACTTTCCAATGATCCTCTAAATATTCAGGGAGTAACCAAAAAGCATCTTCATCATACCATGGATTTACATTAGAATTTTGATTTTCAGTACCATACGTTGCCCTTGCAAAAGGAATTTGTTTACTTTCAATCTCATATCCTAAATAATTTTTTTCTATTATTGATCCTAATTCTTCAGATGTATTTCCATTTACAATAAAAGATAACTCCATTTCTTCTTGTTCTCCATATAACAATAAATACTGGTCTTTTCTATTATGTAAAAATGCAAGTGATAACAAGTTGTCTTTAAAGGAATAAAAATCTTTATTAATTCTTAAATAAAAATCAGCATTATAAGTATTTTCTCCTAAAAAGGCATCTATATATTCACTAAACACCAAAGTTTTTTCCATATTAATTTGTTCTTCCAGTCCAGGTTTTTTAATAGTAAATATAACTTCTCTTGAATATAAATCATACCCACCTGATATATCATAATCTAACGATTGTGATACAATATCTGTTTTAGAAGTTACTTCTTCCCTATAATCTTTTATCCAATTATTAATCAATTTCTTTTCAGACAATTCTCCTGCCACATAAGCATAAGACATTCCAACATCTTCTAACGAGGCTTTCCATATAAGTAAATTACGACTTATATCTATTCCATAAAACCCTGTTACACCATTTACAATATGTTCTCTTTTTGTTACTCCAAATTTACCTATTGCTCTAATTTGTGGAGAAAGAACATCATTAAATCCCACAGACAAATCTCCTGAAGAGGAAGGTATTTTAAACTCATTTCTTTCTGTAATATGTTCATTAACTGAATTTTCTTGAACTGAAAACAAATTACCTAATGATATTATTTTTTTAATTGCACCATGATCAAATTCATAATCTTGAAAAGAACCCTCATCAATATAACGATAAGTATCTAAGAAAGAATTTTCATCTATTTTTGAAGAATATCGTATTCTAGTAATTTTTTCTCTGTTTTTATAAGGGACAAGACTATCCCAATGTCTATGTTTAATGTCTGATAATGATAAACTATTGCCATGATTTACTAAAAAAGATTCTATTAAACCATCTTTAAATGCTCCTCTGGCAAATCTATCCATTTCCGTTTCAGGGTAAAAAGTTGTTTCAGAACCGGAATATCTCATTGCATTATTAATAGCACTTTCAACAACAATACTTAACACTACTCCATGAGTAAAATATTTCAATCTTGAATTTGTATTTTTAGGATTATCTGTTTGATCATCATCTAATCCAACAACATCCCAACTTTCGTGATCTCCAGAAGAACCAAATTTACTTCCTGCCCAACTCATTTGTTTAAAATAAACTCTTTGTAAAAAACAATCTCCTTGGAAATATACTTCTGCAACTTTATCTTCTAAATTATTAATGTTAATGCCATCTCCTATAAATCCATATAAAATATCTGTAGGTTGAAATAAGTTTGTTATATCTACTTGTTCAGGATCTATATTATAAAGATTACAGATGTCTAAGTTGTTATTCCCATTACCTAATGGATTATTATAATCATCATTATTTTTTATTGCAATATATTTAGGAGAATACATTGCTCTATTGGTCCATACCTTTTCTCTACCAGCATCTCTTTGCATATAAAATAAAGTGTTAGCAGGATCTTCAAAATAATCACATGAATAGTTTATAAAATCAACATCTACGTTTACAGGATTTTTTACTTGATTATTTTGAGCTTCTCCTACTTTTTTAGGATTAAAAAGAAAAGTTTGTTTTTTATAAAACGCAGATCCAGGAGCAACAGGATCTGTATAAATATACTCATCCTTTACATTCCAATATATATTATAAGGCAATGTTCCTTTATCAATTGTATTTGTTTCCCAATTATAATTTTGAGGTCCTATTCTAGTTTTAGCAACTCTCATTAAACAGTTAATATCATCTATATCATTTATTGCTCTAAACATAAAATCAGGAGAATAAAAGCCATAAAACCCCGGTTCACAAAACCATCTTGAAGCATAATTTAATACAAACTCTTTATGATTAACTAATGTACTTGTAGTTACATTTTTTTTAAAAAAAGTCATTGGAGCATATCCTCTGAATATAGGAAATAAAATATCTCTATAATTACTTATTGCTCCAGGTTGAGGATTATAATCTTGTCCAAAATATTTTGAATAATTAGATGACCAAGAAAATTTTCCTTCATTAGCAAATTGCCCAAAAGGTTTTCCTCCGGTATAAGAAGTATTCGCAGGAGAAATAATAGGTCGTGCTTGTCCTTGTCCTTTTTCTCCATAAGAAAAATCAGAACCAAATGAATTATAACTGCTTCCGTCATAATGTAAAACACTATTAAGAGAACAATCATCTGTATAAACAACAGTAGATTCATTCCCTTCAGCCCTACACGCAGCTACCATAAGTCCTTGATAACGTAAATTCTGAAACCTTTCTCCTCTTACTACGTGTACTTTTCTTACGTTGTCTAATATCCATTGTTTTAATAATGGATCTCCACTACCTCCTGTTAACCATCCATGTGCTTGATGAAAATTAACCTCTAATCCTAAGAGATGTATTCTATTACTATTATAAGCATTACTTATTACTTGTGTTGGAAATCTAAAAATCCCCATATTATTCATGTTTACAGCAACAGGAGTTCCAGGGTTATTATAAGCATTTTCTATTTCTACTTTATTCATAAATAAAGCATCCATTCCTAAAGTAGGATAAGCCGGAGAATAATTCCCATTATTTAATTCAAATACTAATGCAAACGGATATGCTTCTGTTCTAAAATATCCAATATTATTATAAATTAATTTAAAATCTTGGTAATGAATATTAGGACTTTCAAAATTTCTTACATCTAAAGAAGAAGAATTCATTTCATTAAGCGAAGTATCATCATTATAAGATAATCTTACAAATTGTGCAAAGGTCTTTAATGCTTCATCATTAACATCAATTTCTTTCCAATTACCGCCATAATATCTATTAGCATGTTGTGTATGGGTATATGATATTTGATCATAAGGAGGAACTTTTAATAATTCTCCAATGTCCATATTAGTAGAATTTTCAAAACCAGTTAATAATAACTCAATACTACTATCTGTAATTTCATAGTATTTAGTTAGAATTTCCCTTTCTTTAAGCAATTCTACATCTCCAAATCCTCTTACAAAAGCAATCTGAATATACTTATATGTTTCATCAAGATTACTTAAATAAAATTTTATTAATTTATCCGATCTTTTATTTGGATTACCACCACTAATAGAAGCAAATGTTTTTTGTCCTTGATGTATTTGTATAGGTTTGCTTTCTTTTACAAAATGAGTATGATTAAAATCTGCTGTAACATATCTGAAATAAACAATGTAATTTCCATATTTCAATTGTCCGCCATCAAGTAATTCTATATCATCAATTTCAGGCTGAGAATTAGTTTGTAGGAACTGATTTAGTTTAGAGTTAAAATCATCATTACAATAAATATTTGTATTTATTATTTCTCCATCTTGATTAAACCCACTATTAACAACCCTGTTGTAATTTTCTCCATCACATATGTAAATGTTTATTGATTTATCATAAGATTTTCTTACAAATACATCTACTACGTCTTCATAATTAAATAGAGCTGTTCTAAAGGCTCTTCTGCTTCCTGCTGGATATTGAACTAGTCCTGTCCAATTACACAAAGGCTGATACGTTGATTTAAAGCCAGAGAGTGAAGTATTAATTGCAAAGGAGTTTGTAATCGGATTATATGTATATTGTTGAGGAGAAGGATATGTTCCTATTTCTGTTTCTCCTGTATTATTATTATAAGAAATAATATAAGCTATTCCATTTAAAGAATCACATCCAATAGGCTTAAATCCTTCAGATAATTGAAATTCTTCTCCTTGTCCTATTATACTTCCTGATGGACTAGTTTTTGTATTTCCCAATAAAGGAGTAATAATATAGTTATTATTTCTTGAAGTTATTCTTACATTAGAAGTCGGAAAGACCCATGATTGATTATCTACCATTGAATAATCAAGATCTGATACAACTCCTTTCCGAAAAAAATTAAGTATTCGTTTCATTAATCAAAAGATTTATTAAACAATTTCATATATCCTAGCTTAGGAATCATATTCGCTTTTATTGTTAATGTTTTTTGTACATCCATTCTATCTCTGAAATCAAAGATATTAGCTCTTGCTTCTCGTATTAAATTTGAAAACTTACTATCAATAGTGTCCCATAATTGGGCTTGAAATTGAGGAGTACCCATTTCTCTTTCTAACATACATTTAAGACTATAAGTTTCACAAGCTACTTCATAACCTTTAGGAATAAGATATTCTCCTTCTTTGTTTATTGGAGTACCGTAATAATTAATACAAACTACTTCAGGGAATGAAGTGCCTTCTAATCTTAAATAATGCCCTTCTAATCCATGCCGATTATATTTAAGATAACCCCCATTATCATACACATCTAATAATCTAAAAATATTACAAGGTAATTTTACCATACCTGTTTCTTGATTAACCGGACATTCTATAGCTTCATATACAGCCATTTTAGCAACATCCTTAATATATCTTCTTACTACATCATCACACCAAATTTCTACATCTCCCTGGTCCCAATCAAAATGTTTATATTTTCTTGTTAAATCTGCAAAAATTGTATGATATGTTACATATAAATGTGAATAGTCCATAATTTTTATTTTTTATTAAAAAAATATACTCTCCTTATTCTTTCGTTTTCCCTTTTATAAAACTCTATTTTTTCTTTGTCATAATTAATCTTAACTCTTTTATATGTTATCCCTGATTTTATTTCATTTAACACTTTGAAAAACCAGGGTCGTTTTATTCTTACTTCATAATTTACTTTATTACTTTCTATAATCCCTCTCTCTTTAAACAACAATACAGCTTTACAGCGATGTTCATTCCCATCGCCTTTCCACTCATCTAATAATTGCTTTTTTGTTGGAGCAATACATAACATACCAAAATCTTTTCTTGGAAATTCAAAGGGTTTGTGATTATAGACCATATCATTAAACATATTTTTTTCATATTCTAATACGATACTTTTAGCAATTCTTAATGCAAAACTATTTATGCTTTCAGTTTCATATTTTAAATGAATATTTCTTTTAATTGTATTTTCTAATTTCTTTGCTAAAGGTCTTTCTTTATGATAAAACCGTAACCTTTTATATGTTGGATCAAATATTCTTTCAATATCTACAACATCTATTTCCTTTTCTCTTCCTTCAAATTTAACTGTCTTTTTTAATGTTTTCATATCTTTGTTTTAATTTCCTTGTTAGAAAAGCACCATTATCTTGACGACCTTCAAACTTTTCTATATCTATTCCTGTTGCTTCTTTATATGCTTTTTTCCAATCTTTAGGCTGTCGATTTTCATGTTCTTGTAATGCTCTTGCATTAACTTCCCAGTCTTCTCTTACCCTATCGTCATGAGCAACTGCCCAATCTGGGATTAAAAAATCTTCATCATCAATAACAACTCTATAATGTAAATAAACTCTTGTTTCATAATCTTCAGAACAACTATTACACCTATTTACAACTTCTTGTGTATCTTCAAAACAAAATTGATTCCAAGGGATAAACCACTTAATAGTCCCATCTTCTCCAACTATTCTAACATTATTTACAATTGTTATTATTTTTTGACAAGACATTTATTTTCCTCCTTAATAATATCTTTGTTAATTATTTTTGCATAAGGAAGTATGGCATATTCAATACTACATCCCCTACGCTTTCCAAATCTATTTGTTATTTTATTATTCTTCATTGTTTTGTTGTCTATTTACTCTACCTGCTTGTGCGGAACTAATAGGACTATCATCAGCATCATTTATTTTATCAGGTGGAATACCAAATGTACTTAAAATATCTTTTTTAACCAATGTTTCTAGTCCTAATTCACTTGGAACAGGATAATTATCTTCATCCTCATAATAATTACAAGCTAATACCGGATTAAAAAGCAATGCTATTGCACAAATAAAACGTGTATCTTGTGGTAAATTTTTTAAATACAAAGTGCTTCCTAAATTAGTATATGTTTTTTTATGTGCTAACATTCTTTGTCCTTTACTAAGCATAAAATTTTGCACTGAAGTCCTATGAAATACATTAGAGCCATCATTATAACCTACAAGCATATTATCATTGCCAACAGCTAAAAGGTTCTTACTGCCAACCCCATTCATTAATCCTGGGATTTCTGCTTTCCATATAACAGTACCGGATTTATAAAATGTTTCTCCAATATAACAACCTTTTTCTTCACATGTTACCTCTATACAACACAACTCTTGATAATAGTCTTGTGATAATCTTCCTACGGCTAATTCTTTTCTAATTAAAGAAGCTCTTACACCATTTATCTTATCAATTAAAAATTCATCATCAAGCTTTATATCATCTGTTATATGATGTGCTGATAAATCCTCTTTGATACTTTCTACTATTCGTATTAAACTTTTTCCCATTGTATTAATGTTTTAAAAAAAAAGGGTGGCAGTATAAAAACTTACCACCCTTAAAGCAAATGAACAAAGATTATTAAGCAGGATTAGTACCACACCATGCTAAGATTAACTCGTCAATAGTTGTATCAGCAGTATATGCTGCATCACTATTATCATACATATAGTTGGTTGCATCCCACAAGTCAGTTTTTAACTTGTCTTTTTTAACATACAAATGTACTTCTTGTAAATAATTATCTCTATGACTTGCTCCATGTTGAGCAGGTAAATTCTTTTGATTTACATTAAAGACATATTTACAATATTCATCTTCAGGATTAACTTGATCTAAATATACTAATGGAGATAAGCATCCTTGATTTTTAATCAAAGCAAATTCTCTAAATACATCTGCCCCAGTTAACGCAGGGAATCTTCCAAACTTGTTGAAATCATCAGTAATTGTTATTGTTCCTGTATTAAGAGGTTTATATATCATATCAGACAATGTATTTTGTTGATAAACATAAATGTTATCTCCGGCAGCACCATCTCTACGAGCATAAACTCCGGTAACAGCAGATAAATTTGTAACAACATTGGCAATTGCAGCACCTGCAATAGTAGTTGTAGTTACAGATCCATTAAGAGCATAAGTAAATAATGTTCCTTGATTTACTCCAAACGCACCACTAGCATCTAACTTATAAAAAGTTAAACCTTTCACAGTAGCAAAAGAACTTGATATTTCAATATCAAATTGAGTTGTAGCATATCCATAACTATCTCTTTTTGCAGTTACCCAAATACCTCTTTCAACAATAGTTGTATCAGTTGTAGCTGCTACAGTAAACAGATAACCTGCATCTACAGAAGTAATAAATACTTCATCTTCTGCTGTTGCAAAAGCAAAAACATAATCAGATACTGTTGCATCATCATTAATTTTATCTACTAATTGATTTGCTGCGTTAGCATCTGCTGTTACAGTTGTTGCTATACCATTTTCATCTGTAATAACAACTACAGAATCATCACTGTTATCATCATCTGTAACCTTATAAAACCTTCTTCCTTCTGTGAAAGAATGTTCCATTTCAGAATCTTTCATTTGTGTTAAAAGTGTATTTTCCATGATTAATTTTTGAGCATCGGTAATATAACCACCAGAACACTCAATGCTATCAATAACACCTTCGTAACTGTTCATTCGAGGAATGTAATCATAATCTCTTACTCCAGGATGTTGCTTCTTCTCTTTAATTGAAAAGCCATACTGGTAATCACATTCTTCACAAGGGCATTCAGGGTTTAATACAATAACTACAGAAGTTGTAGAACCGTAAAAAACACAATCTTTAATAACAGAAGCGTAAGTACCACTTCCATCATCGACCATTTCTACTCCAGCTTCTTTAAAGATTAAATGATTTAAAGAATCTCCATCAGTAAATAATCCTAGATCATCTACTGTTAAGCTGTTAATTAAAATCCTTTTTACAGGATAACGTAAATTTTGCATAATTTTATTTTTTTAAATTTATTATCTTCCCTGTTGTCTTATCACTTCTTCATTAAGAAATGATTGGTATCTTTCTTCTTTAACTCTTTCCAAATATACACGAACAGCAATATCTACTATTTCTTTTCGTAACGTAGGAGGAAATTCACAATTTACACTTCCTACTCCAGGAGTATAATTTGGATTACTTGCATCGTCAGGGTGTAAAACATCAAAGAAAATCCTTTTAGGATACCTTAAATATTCTAATCTTAACGAATGTGCATAAGAAGATGTTCCTGTTATGAGCCTTATTCTATCTCTTATCTTTTCATAATACAACCTTGAATCTTTAGGTTTTCTATAAGGAGATTTTAAACGATGAGAGCGTTGGTCGGACCGCATAATTTTAGCATCCAACCAATCGCTTACACCAGTCAAATCACACTCATTATCAACATAAGTAATCTTAAACATCGCATTAAGCGTTCTCATATAACGAGGGTATGTTTGCGTTACTCCTTGTGTATTATTTAAAACAAAAGTTTCTTCAGGCAGGAGAAATTGATTTAACGATACAGGAATTAAAGGATAAAGAATATTACCCTCATATATCATAGAACCATCAGTAGCAATTCTTAAAAATGATAAATCATCTATTTGCTTTTGATTTAGTTCTATTGCTAATGCATTCTGTTTAACCCACTCATCTTGCCCCCAATCATTAATTATACGATTGAAAACAGCAGGAATAACAGTTCCGGTATAACTTTTCTTTATACCGTCTAAAAATGCATTATATAAGTCCCTAGTCGTTAATATCATAATTTATTATTTTTTATCTCCTTTAGGAGTATGTGGATCGTCAGACTTTCCACCATTGGCTAGTTCATCTTCCAAAGCTTCAATTGCTTTTTTCAAAGCCAAAAACTTAGGATATTTAACATTTGCCTTTACTCCTTTTTCATAAACTTCCTGTGCTTTTTCTATATTTTTTTCAAACAAATATGCTTGAATTTTTTCTACATAACTAGTAGCATTCATAGTTTCATCTTTTTCACTTACTGTTTTTTTGATATTGCTAATAGGTGGATTATCTATTGCATTAATCCATTTCTGTAATGTTAGTTCATTACGTGGATCTTTAGCATAGGTAACCACATTATCAATACTACTTCCTAAGACAGTATTATTAAAGATAAAATCCATACCTTCTCTAGTGATAACTTCTTTAGCAACAAGCTTCATGATTAAATACTTGATTTTACGGTTCTCAACATCTCCTCTTTGTGTCATTAGAATTGCATTAGGATCTGTTTTAACTGCTTTAATCAAAGCTGCTCTTATGCTGCCATCTTTTAATTTATCAGGATTAGGAATATGGAACTCTGGAGAATAGTAATTTAATAAAAAGGCTATTTCTAATCTTTTCTCTGCATTACTATCCATAATAAGCTTCATTGCTTCATATTCTTTATCAGCATCTTCAATGATAATCTTATCTTCAACATAATCACTTTTAAGTAAAAACTTATGTTTTGATGGATTATATTCCTTTGTATTAAGAGCAACAACTCCTGTGTATAATAAGAGTATTAATTTAGCCCTAGAAATATAACTATCCAAATCAAATTCTTCCATATGTTTATATATAAAAGTGTCTGTTGGATTAATAACATAAGGAAATGCTTTTTCTTTTTCCTCTGATAAGGCTTTTTCTCCAAGCATTTCTTCCTTAGTTAAAAATATATCATTACCACTTTTCTGATGTTGTCCTGTTTCAAAAGAACCATCACCTAAAGGTGCTGGCATCACATAATAAGGAGAAGTCATATAAACCTTATTACGTGATACTAGCTGTACTCTACCTGTACCTAATTTCTCTATTAATTCCTTATGTGTCATTTTTTATTTTTTAAATGATTAATAACTTACAATTTGAGATCCGCTTACTGGTCTGAAGATTCGGAAACATCTTGCTCTTGCAATAATTCCATTTTGGAATAAGATATGCTTAGAGCTTCCATCAACAGAAGAAGAAATATTTCCTTTCATATCAATACCTGCTACCGTTCCTTCTGCTGAAGGTCGTAACTGGATTAATTCAAAATTCTTCATACCATTAGCTGTTTCTCCTATTGGTAGCATAATAGATTCCCAATCGTTATTATAAGTTCCATCAACCAACGGAATCCCTGGACGATTTACACTAGAAAAATTCCTATGCTTATTAGGGATTAATCTAATACCGTCTAATTCATAATAACTATAGGTATCATTAATACCTTTTTCAGATCCACTTCCTTCAATATTGGCATTCATAGTAACACCAAATTTTCTCATTAACCTTTGGAAAGATAAATAAGATTTAGGGGCCATAAACATTGCTACTTCTCTTTTCCCATTACTATCATTAGTAATATACTGGTCGATATTAGTCAATGTATTATCTAAGAATTTTTCAGTCCATCCTTGATTTTGAGGAATTTCAATAGGGCCACCATTAGCATTCATAATACCATCTCCTGCTAATACTTCACGACCTTGTTTATCGTGTAGGATAACTTTTTTAGTGCTTTCAGAAACAGTTCCTTTTCCCCACATCATTTGATATTCTAGGTACTCAGCTGCTCTTTTCATCATAAGATATTCTGCTTCTGTTAAGAAAGTTTTTTCTCCCTGATGTAAAACAAATTTTCCGGTTACCTTACCATTTTTAATTTTAGCAGCAGCAGTACCACTCCATGAATACTTAAATCTTTGAAGACTTAAATAAGCATCTGCAAAACCACCAAAAATGTACTTTTCAGTACTTCTTTCAGAAAAGTCTTGTTCATGCATATTCATTACAGTATTCGCTTCTGAATTTGCCATTAACAAATTAACATCAACGTATTCTTCTGGATCTTTAGTTACTAATTTAACAAGTAAACGAGTAACTCCGCCTTCATCTTTAGGGTCATCAATTACATATAATTGTGTTTTGTTATCTCCCAATTCAATTACTTCTTTATATCCTGCCCAATTTGAATCTACCCAAATAGAAAATTCTGTTTGTTTATATCCGGGCTTACTTGGATAAGCATATGAAACGAAAGACTTTCCACTAGAGTTATTAGCAAATCTAAATTTAGTAATCTCTGGTGCATCAGTTTTAAATTGAACATGGTTAGAACCTACGGTTCTATAATTACCATCATTAGTTGAGAAATTAATACCTTGCGTTTTAGCACCTTTCATATCTAAAATAGATATAAGAGGGCTTATTTCGTTCTTGTATAATCTCATAATTGTTGGAATGAAATCAGGCTGTAATAAGCCAAACTGCATCAACATTTGATCACTCACACTTTCGTGAGCAACGGTTACTTTTTGTCCGGGTAATAAAATCATTTTTTTTATTTTTTAAATTAAACTATCCTATTGATAATCTGGCCTTAATAGTTTTGCTACATCTACTTTTTTAGGACTTCCTGCTGCTCCACCGGGTTCATCTTCCGGGAACAACTTATCTAAAGCATTTTGCTTTGAAGATTCTTTAATAGATGTAAAAACTTTGGCTTCCTGTCCTTTCATTGCCATCCAAATGTACGGCAACACTTTTAACATATTCTCATCTTTATTAAGATAACGCTCTACTTCATTTTGAAAATTGCTATCTTTGGTAATAAGTTGAGGTATTTCTTTCAAATATGATTCTTTCAAATCACTTGAAAAAGGAATAGATAATTCATTTTTCTTTACAGTCTCAACATAAGGTTCAATAAACTTCAAATTATCCGCATTGATTTTTTCAAGTTGCTTTTGAGTTAATCCTTCCTTTTGTTCTGATTGTTTAGAAAAATAAGCATCTAACCGTTGTTTGTATTTTTGTTTTAAAGGAATAACTTTTTCCTCTAAATCAATAGTATTAAATTTATCTATGTATTCATCAATTTCTTCTACTGAAATACCATTAGGATTTTCATCACTTTTACCTTTGTTTGCTATTAACCATTGACGATAAAAGGTTTTATTATCTTGTTTTAAAGCACTTATAAGTTCTGTACTTTGTTCTAAAAACTCCATACCTTTTCTTTCTTTCTGTGCATTTGTATATGCAGAAATAAAAGGATCTTTTGGTTGTGTAGCTTTAACTATTTCAGAAGTTAGGAAATCAAATTTTTCTTTTACAGTTAATTTGTTACCATCTTTATCAACACCTTTTTCTATAAATTCAGGTAATTTATAATCTTCAGGCATTTTACTCTTAAATTCTGCAATATAATCATCAAGTTCTGCTTTTGTTTCAGGAGTAGTTGGACTTCCTCCAGAAGAGTCTCCTTCTCCATCATCTCCTGTTCCTCTTGCTTCCATTTCAGCTAATATTTCTTGCTGTGTAGGAATATGTTCAGGATCGGGTTCTACTACAGTAAATAAATAAATTCCTAGTAACCTTTGTAATAAATTGTTCTTTTTCATCTTTTCCTTTTTTTTATTTGTTAAAAATTAGTTGGTGATGCATTTGCAAATATCTGAATTCCTTTAGGATCACGATATGGTTGTCTATCTTCTACTACAGTAAATAAATAAATTCCTAGTAACCTTTGTAATAAATTGTTCTTTTTCATCTTTTCCTTTTTTTTATTTGTTAAAAATTAGTTGGTAATGCATTTGAAAATATCTGAATTCCTTTAGGATCACGATATAATTGTCTATCATTAATTGGCTTATCCATTAATTTCTCCTTTAATATAAGCGAAGAATTTTTTAAACTCTTCAAGAGTATTTATTCCCACTTTTTGATATTCTTCTTTTATGTCATCCCAATTCCAATCTTTTTCTGCTTGTTTTGAAACTGTATTTAATCGTCCATCCTTTGCTTTTCCAAATATTGTTTCATCTGCTGCTTCATCTGCTGCTTTAGGAGCTGGCTGCTTTAGGAGCTGCTTCTTTCATTAAATTTATTGGAGATAATCCCCTTTTACCAGGAATAAATGCATCTGCTAATCCCCTTTTACCAGGAATATCCATCTTCTTCGACATTTGCTTTTTCTGCTCGTTTTGAAACTGTATTTAATCGTCCATCCTTTGCTTTTCCAAATATTGTTTCATCTGCTGCTTTAGGAGCTGCTTCTTTCTTTAAATTTATTGGAGATAATCCCCTTTTACCAGGAATAAATGCATCTGCTAATCTCCTTTTACCAGGAATAGATACATCATCTTCATCTTCTTCGACATTTGCTAATTCTGCTTGTTTTGAAACTGTATTTAATCGTTCAGCTTGTTTTGAAACTGTATTTAATCGTCCAGTCCTTGCTTTTCCAAATTCTGCTCCATCTGCTAATCCATATTCACGAGGTAGTTTAGCATTTTCTGCTTGTTTTGAAACTGTATTTAATCGTCCATCCTTTGCTTTTCCAAATATTGTTTCATCTGCTGCTTTCTTTAAATTTATTGGAGATAATCTCCTTTTACCAGGAATAGATACATCATCTTCATCTTCTTCGACATTTGCTAATTCTGTTCCATAAGATTTTCCATTCCATGTAAATGTATTTAATCCTTCGGACCTTGCTTTTCCAAAAGCTTCATTAAAACTTCCTTCAATTACTGCTCCATCTGCTAATCCATCTTCTTTCATAATATCACTAGGAGTAGTATTACTTGTTTGTTCGCTTACATTTTCAATAGGTAAAGACCCTGTTATATTTCCTTCTTCATCCCTTATGGCAACTACACGTTGTCCATCTTTAGTTATTCCAGTTGTAGCTCCTTCAGGAGGTAGTTTAGCATTTTCTGCATCTATTCTTGCTTGTACTTCCGGTGTTTGACTATCATAATGTTCTTGATATGGTAATCCAATAGAACTTGCACCTTCTTTCATTAAATTATCAGGAGTAACATTTGATCCTCCGCTTTCTACTTCGTTTAAATAATTATCTGTTAATTGATCCAATAAATTTACAGCATCTTTTTTCTGAAAATTAAAGTTACCTTCCTCGTCATAATATGGATTAAGATAATCATCAGGAATATTTTGTAAGTCAATTTCTTCTACATCTTCTCCCTGTTCTTGTGCTATTTGTCGTTGTAAAGCCCAATAATGTTCTTGTATATCATCAAGATATTTTCTTGACTTCTTATCTTTTCGTTGGTCTTTTCTTGTTATATCATTAGGACTTCCGTAAGAAGGATCTTCTCCGGTATAATCTTTCATTAAATCTATTGAACTAAGGTTAAGCATATCTTTATTTTTTTTGTAAAATTACTATATTTTTATTCTAATGTCAATTTTTTTTTTATCTATCACTTACATGTTCTTTATTTTTAGCACCATATAATTTTGTTTCCATGTCTAATTTCTTTGTCTGTACCTCTCTTTCAGCATTAACTCCTAAACTTATCATTTTAAACATATAATCTAATTTTATCTGAAATTCCTTTAATTTTTGTTCGTTTAAAGTTAGTTCTTTATTTTGATTCATTAATGCCGTTTCTGTTCTTTGCTCATTTGTAAGTTCTAACATTTTAAGATTTACCTCGTCTTGTTGTTTTTTAGAAAGCAAATCTAACTCTAACATTTTAATTTGAGCATTTATATCATTTTTTTCTTTCTCTACCTGTAACTTCATCTGATCTACCTGCCTTTTACCTTCTTCTATTTGCATTTTCATTTGTTCTCTTAATTGGTTTATATTTTGCTCATGCTCTCTTTGTGCTTCAGATTCCATTTGTTGTGCCTTTTCTCTTTTCTCATCATATTCAACAAATTTTTCTTCTAACTCTTTAAGAGTTTCAATCTTGTAACCATCAATAATACCTCGCAAAGGCATTGCTCCATTCATCGTTAATTGCATCATTGCAGTTCTTAATTCATTTAATTGATTAAGTTGATACGGACTATCAATAACCATTGCTCTATAAGAAAACGAATTTAATCCTTCTGGAATTTCTATTACTTCATTATCCAAGTCATCATAAAAAATACTTACTATTTCTCCTGGTTTAAAACAATTATTAATAGCATGATTAAGTAAGTCTGTTAAAGCATAAGATAAAATTAAATCACATTCATAGAATAAAGGCTCTACTATTAATTGTGATTGGTCTAATGCTTGACGACTTGTTCCTACTTGGTCGCTTGCTACAACTTGTCCTAACATCTGTCTATTAACTCCTATTATTCTACCCATTGTTTCTTCTAATTCTTGTAAAATTTGAGTTAATTGAACAACAACAGGAGATACTGTATTATCATAATTTTTCCATTGATTATAAGAAGGATTAATAGGACGACCATTGCTATCTACAGTGTTAATATAAAGATTTCCAATTTTCATATTATATTCCCATTCTGTTTGATCCATTTGTGGAGGCTTTTGAGAATAGTCAACAACTGTTCCCTTTCCACCGGATATCGCTAATAATAATTCACGATGATAGTTTACAATATTATATAATTCTTGAATATCTTTGGTGTATTGTATTAAACTATAAGGTTCTTCGGTTAAATTATTAAAAGATCTTCCAAAAACAGGAAGATGTGCCAATGAAAGATTATTTTGATCTCGTCTTATATGTTTCTTTTTTCTTTGTCTTATAACATATTCTCCAGCAATTATAACAGCTTCATAAACATCTTGTACGGTATAACATTCCTTTTTTTCTCCTTTAGTATCAGAATAAGTTATTACTTCATCTTTAAAATATGTTTCTTGCTTATTTCTTTTGTTTATATAATACCCATTTTTAAAGTAATAATCTTCTTTTCTTATTAATGATTTATGAGGAGAAATGATATGTGTAAAATAATCTCTTTGTTGAAAAGGATTAGGAGATTTTTTAACATAAACATCTCTATTTGATTTATAAAATACTTTTGCAACGCTTATTCCATTACCTGTCCAAGATGTGCCTGCATATCCATTCATAAGAGATCCATCAACGAAATAACCTTCTCCGTTACTTCCAGATAACATCTGATTATAGTTTGAAGTGTAAGAACCGTATTCTCCTATGTTTTTAAGAGTTTCTTCTCCGTGTTCTTCTTTTATATCTTTACCATATAATTTAACAACATCAGTATAAGAATAATAATCCAATATCATAACCCAAGGACCTTCATGTACAAACTCAACATTGTCTATTTGTGGATAATAGACTTTTAAATCATTGATGTTTTTAAAAGTAGGTAATCTTTGTCCATCTTCATAATCAACATAATAATAATGCTTTCCTGTTACAATTTGATCTACAAAAGCATTTGTAGTTTTTGTTTTAATTCGTAACTCTTTTTCTAATTTTGTTTTTAATTTTTGAGCAACAATTTCCTTATGATCTTTATATTCTCTTTTATAATATTTTTCTATTTTTTGTATGTCAACTTCTTTCACTTTCTTTTCTCTTTCGTATGCTAATAACATAGCATTCATTTCATTCATAACAAAAGGAAGTTGCTTTTTTAGCTGCATTAATTGTTCTGCTTCTTCTTGACTTTCAGGCTCTTTTTGTGCCATCTGTTGTAACTCTTGCATTTGTTGTTGAATACCTTGCATTATAGCATCATATTGTCCATGAGTTCGTTGATGTTGTAATATTGCAGCACTTAATTTTGCTCTTATAGATTCAGTATGTTTTTGCCTTACTAATTCTTCATCAGTAATATATACTGACATTGGCAATCTTCTTCTTTCTTGTTGTGCTTTTAAAATATCCAAAAAGTGTCTTTGTATTGGTATAAACCTTACAAATGCCGGCAATTCATAATCTCCATATTTACGAAGATAATCATAACTGTGTTGATCGATTTTCTTATTATATAAGTTCCACGATTCAACATCCATTTTTTTTGCCTCTACATTATTTATAGATTCTTGATAAATGTACGTTGCAGTATCACTTATCCATTGTTTGTCTTTTTGACTTTCAGTAACATTAATAATTCTTTCAATTTCTATTGTTTTCATAATTTTTTTGCTTTATGCATAAATTCTTACTATCTGACCACCTTGGTTAACAAACCTTGCTGTTTTTATATTTGACCTTTTTGATAACTCTCCTGATGCTAGTATAGGAGTAAACTCATCCTCTTTAGCTGCTACTTCACAAATAGCTGTTGCAATAGTTATATCACAATTGTATTTATGAGAACCTGTTTCATAACGATATTTAGATAATGCCATTATTTGATTTTCAAAATTAAGATTGTCAATAAATTGATCTGATAAGTTATCAGACAATAACGCTAAAAAATGTGGCTTTAATGCAGGATCAACTCCTCTTGATTGTAAAGAAGAACCCGAACCATTTACTTTAGAAGCAAATGCTAGTTCAGGACGCTTTCTAATATGATTACCTACTTTATTATTATCGTACCAATCAAAAATACGTAAGTTTCTATTTTCTATTAAATTCAAACAATTATACCATACGCTAATCATTGCACAATTCTTATAAAAAGTTTTACCTCCTCCACTTCCAATACCTGGCCTATCTATATATTCGCATACGTATGTATTATTAACACCATCTCCTGGCAAATACTTCTTCTTAACATAGGAAGCCCCCTTTGAATTTGTAGTAGCTGTTTCATCAATATCATAACTATCTGTTCCTTGTACGTATAAATTAATGAAGGTTTTACCGTCTTTATCCAATCTAGGCCTTTCACGCACTTTTAACCATCCATTGGGGTCTAATATAAACTTAACTCCTTTGCTTATGTCAGAAGCATCTAATGGCTCTAATCGACCTACTTCTATCGGAGCAACATCTGTTCCAGAGATAACTTCTGTATATCTTTTATTTAAAAGAATAATTCTATCTTCTCCAAAAAAACCTCCTGCTGAAATTAAAAACGCATCTGAAGCATATTTAGGATTTTGAGTTCTAAATTTAAGTCTTTCTTTTTGTGATTTCTTTTTCTTTTCTTGTTCTATTAAATATTTATCTCCTTCAGATAAAGAACTATTACCATCTTTATCAATAATTTTATATGCTAATGCTGTTGAGAAATGACCTGATTTTCTGTTTTTTGCGGTAATATCTCTTTCCCATTTATTAGAAAATTCTAATACGTTATATGCCTCTGGATTATAATGAATAGTTTTCAAATCATCAGCACCTTGGTCCATATCTCCTCCAGTCCCTATAAAAGTATTAAATCCTGTTTTTTTACCTTCCGCTTGTTGTGCAGGTAATGCAAATTCTCTAGCCTTAATACATTGTCCTTTTTTCCATTTTCCTACTTCCTCCCAAAATACCCAAAAAGGAGAATAACGAGAAATAACTTGTTCTTTATCCTTTGCCGTCAATCCTCTGATTTCAGAACCGAAATTCTTAGCCTTTATAATTAAATCTGAAGGTTTATTAACACTTCTTGTTTTATAGAATTGAGTATTCCTTAACGCATCTAATCCTCTTGTAACATTTTCAAATGTATGTTCAGCATCTGTTTCTTCTCCTGACACTATAATATTTACCGAATTAGGCACAAAAGAAAAGTTGTAACCAAGCAATCCTCCTGCTCCTTTTTCACTATTATGCGTAGGAACAAAATCTTTTGTCAAATAAAGATGATCTTTATCTTCTATCATTATACAACTAGAACTTTCTTTATAATTAAGTTTTCTTACATTAACAATAGATACTCGTTTATATATTTTTCTTTTATAAGAAAATCTTTCAGCTTTTCTCTTTAATTTAAAAGGATTAATTTTATTTGTTTTTAAATATACTCTATAATAATCATTAAATCCCTGTTTACTTTTAAATTTATTACATTTTATTTTTATTCCTAAACTTCGACAAAGTTCACTTATATCTTCTGATAATTTTTTAGAAATAGTTTTAAACTCCATTTTACCCTTTTCAGAAATATATCCATCACTATCCATTAAACCTCTTAAAAGTTCTTCTCTTTGAGAAACAGAAGAATATTTATAAATATCAGGAATGAATTTATCAATAGCATTTTTCCCAAGCATTCCCAACATTTTTAATTCTTGTTTCAATGGATTAAACTTATTTATAATAGATCTTAATCCATATCTTTTTTTCATTTCTCCGGTATGTTTACCTTTATATCCAATAGTATAATTACAATCACTATGTTTATCAAAGTTTAATTGATATTCTGAACCTAAAATCTTTTTTATATTACTTAATATTTCTTCATCTACTGATGAAATTTTTATTCCTCTATTCATATGTCCATCGCCTATTAATAAACCCAACAAATAAGGATTTATCGGTAACTCTTTTTCTTCATAAGGTATTGGTTCGATATCAGGCAATTTATAAATATAACCTACATTTTTCCCTTTATTACATTGATGTTTTATTGGATTTTCAAGTAAATATTTTGTGTCAATTACTCTTTCTTTTTCTCCCTTCCATGAAGATCCATAAACTTTCCATTTATGATTTAATCCACATCTTACTTTTCTTCCATCTATTAATTCTATTTCATAAATATCTTTTTCTCCTTGCGGAAATATTTCTACTATTGGAGAAAATGTTCCTTTATGTGTTGCAACTAAATCTCCTTTTTGAAGATCTCCATTTCTTTTCCACCCATTAATAGTTAAAACTGGTTCGCTGTCTGGTAAATCAAATCCCTGCTGCCGGCCCTTTAATTCTGATTGATCTTTCTCTTCGTTAAACATTCTTACAATTCTCTGAAAGAAAAAATAATCAATATCTAAAAATCGTGGTTTAATAATTGTCTTTACTGTTTTCCCTTCAGGTAATCCATAGATTGGCCAGAAGTTTAAATAGAAATAATACCTACCGGTTATATGCAATGTTTTATTCTTAATCCATAATTTGTATTCCGGTAAAAAAACATCATCTCCATACCAAATAGCATCTTCGTTATCTACACAATAATCTCCACCTTCTTCTATAGCATTAGGAATATCATATCCATTTATACATCTGTTTTTTTGTTCTTCCCACCATCCAGTATCACAAGTAATGTTATTATCTTTTATAAACTCTTCAAACTCTTTTTTATTTGTAGGAATTTCCTCTGGAGCAAAATGAAATAAATCATCTTCCCATGGCAAATCAATACCTTGTGCTACTGGAGAAAATCTATGTGTATCTACAAATTTCATTGTTTATCGAATAAAAAAAAGTTTTTACGTTGTTTCTTTGTTTCTATTTCTTCCTTTTCAATCTTTTCTTTAAGATCATCAAGGAAATTCATCATATCTTTTAAGTCTTTTAAGGCTTTTACTTTTTCTGAAGCATTACTTATATTAACTTCTTTTTCTATTGTTTTAGTTTCTACTTCTTGATCTTCTTCAACATGATACTTAGGTACTAATACATCAACCTTAACTTTTGTTTTAATAGAATAAGGGATATTGTTTACATGATGTATTTGTTTTTGAATATCATCTATTACTGACAAATATACTCTTTCCTTTGTTGTTAATTGCTCATTAAGGTATAATTGTTTAACAGCAATAAAAGCTTCATCTTCTTCTATATCTTTAATTTTACATTCTTTAAGATACCTTGATTGAATTATATTGTTACGATCTTCGGGTAATCTTTCAGAATATTCTCCTTTTCTTTTATATCTAAAATAAAGATACTTTAATTGTTCTTGAAATATTCTTTTATCTCTTGTTTTATCCTGTGCTTGTAAAAATAATACATCCGGATTATAACTAAATTCCGGTGTAATATCTATATTCCCTGTTTCTTCATTAAATAATAATACGTTGCTCATATATTTTCTTTATAATATTCTAAAATATAATCCACCTCCAGCATACCAAGTCAAGCCTTTCCCTGTAATACCATAGCCAGCGTGTAAACCAATACCAATTCTACGTTGTTTTGGCTGAATGCTGACATTCCTTAATTCTGTTGTGTTGGTATTAGGATTCAAATTCTTGATTCTCACTTGGTACGCTCGTTTCAAAAATCCTGTCTTTTCTTTGCCTACTGTGATTTCATATTCGTTATTTATTTTGATTTCTCTATAAATAGAATCACTAGTGGCTCTAATAAAACCACGCTCCCATTTATTCTCCCACGTTGTTGAATAGATAGGATATTTTATTTCTGTAACAGTATCATACTCAATTACGGTAACAGTAGAACCTGTGCTTCCTGTATTGTTGGACAATACTAAAGCATGCTCCAATTTTCCTCTATAATCTTTGACTAATATTTGCAACCATTGAATAGTACTATCTTTGGTTTGTATTGTCAGGAATTGCAATTCATTTTGGACTTGTAATGCTTGTATTGTAGCTGATTGTTGCCCTAATTTGTTTGTACTTAATTCCAATTCATCATTTAATACCTCATTAATCTCATTCACCTTATTCTTATCAGAGCAGGATTTGACAAACAATAACGACAATACTATTATTACTGCCATCATTATTAATTCTCTTTTATTAATTTTCATTTGCTTTTCTTTTTTATATTAAACATTCTTATTCCGCTAGATACTGCTGATACGTAGTTTTTCCTGCCTTCATCACTTGCAATGTATTTACAGCTTTCGTAAGATGTCATGAACCCAAACTCAATTAATACAGCAGGGCAATATGTATTCTTCAGTACATAATAATTGCATTCCCTTACATAGACGGGCATCGGCATAACCTTTCCCAATTCCCAAGCTATGTATTGAGCAAGAACATCACTTTCTGTCTTTCCTTTTGAGGTAAATACTATTATATGATTTGCTCCTCCTTTCGTCCAACCTTGCAAACCCTCACTATCTGTGTAGTCTGCCGTTTCATTTATAGGTTGGGCGTCATGATGCAATGATATAAATACGGTGCGATTGTCCCTTATGTATATGCTGTTCGCCCTTGCCACTCTTTCCTTTAAGCTTATATCCTCCAATTCAGGATTAAGTAGTTGAGCATCTATTCCGTTCATTGACAATTCTCTTACCAAATCATAAGCAAATAATTTATTACTAGCTCCTTCCCATATTTTCAAACCGCATGGCCATTCAGGAGATTGTTTGCCGAATGTTTGATAAATTAAATTAATGATTGAACCGTGTCCAGAGTCCAAAACTATCCTTACACGGCTTTCTTCCATTTTTGATGTATGAATATAATAACCTCCAATTGCACTACTTCCGGCAATTGATAAGCTAATTAATATACGAAAAATTAATCTTTTCATTTATTTTTTTTTAGTTTTGTTTTTTTCCTTATCTTTTTCAATTGCTTTTATAAAGGAATAAGCTCCTGCTAAAATAGCAATACTCCATGCAGCTATTTGAAAATATGGCTTGACTAAACAAAACCAAATTGGATCGGGAACTTGATTTAATAATAAGCTACTGTTATTCTCAAAACCTAATACAGTTCCAAAAATTGCTGAAGATATTGATACCATAAAAGCTTTTACAGCATCAAAATTATTTAATAATCTCATTATCATTTCTATCATTTTAATTTCTTTTAAAAGACTTTTTAATTCTAGTCCATAATGTTTCTTTTACTTTTCTAACTTCCTTAACTTTTGTAATTTTCTTTTTAGGTTTTACTGCTACCGTTTTTTCAATAGTGTCAACAGGCGGTTCTTTTTGTTTTGGTAATGATTCCTTGTCAACAATTTGCCAATCACTTACATTAGCCTCTTCGGGCAGATATAGTGTGTTAAGGGCAAATATTGTAGGGTCTTTCTTGTTCTGAATTGCTTTTCCTTTTGGTACTTCAATTTCTTGAATTTTTACCAATTTTTCTTTGATTTGATTTTTTTGTATTTCCATTTTATTTATTTTTATGTTGTTACATTCCATCCTTTTGCTGTGGCAATCGCTACTGTACCGCTACTCAAACATCCTGTTACTATTAATGTTTG